GTCGTCTGGCCAGCCAGGGCCGCCAGGGCGGTCAGGTCGCTGTCTAGCGGCTGATAGGCCTGTGCTGCCGCTGCGGATGTGAGGTAGGACTGCAGGGCTGTGACCAGCTCTGCTGCTGTGGTGTAGCCAGGGTGGGGGTCGCTGGCGGCGGCGTGGGCAGCAATCGCAGCCGCGACGCCCGCCAGGTTGGCCAGGGCCTGTGACGTCGCCCGGAGCGTGTCCACCCGCTGGGCGGTGCCGGTGCCGGTGCCCACCGCCTCGCAGGTGAAGACTGTCCCGACCGCTGCGGCGGCGGTGCCTGCGCCACAGGTCTCCCAGTTGGTTGTCCCGAGCGAAACGATCCGGTAGCCCTGGCCCACCGTCAGCGCGGAGGCTGCCACTGGGGCGCCCACGTCCTGATCCAGGGGGAGCAGCTCGGAACCCGTGAGCTGGGCTGCCGCAGGCTGGGAGGAGATCGAGCCGGGTCGAAGGGCCATTGGTCAGATCGCTACGAGCGGGACGCCTGTGGTCGTGGTGAGCTGCTGGCCGGTTGTGGAGGTCAGGAGCAGGGTGATCACTGGCTCTGGGGTGACGGTGATGGGCCCGGACAGCGGCACACGCGAGAAGGTGCCATCGGCTGACGGCATCGGGTCGTGGGCCGCCAGGTAAGTCTGCCCGCCGATCACCACCTGATCGCCGTAGGCCACCCCGTCAACCAGGGAGGTCAGGGCCAGCAGGGTTTCGCCGCGCCAGATAGCCTCCTCGCCAAAGACCAGCTCGGTGTGAAGGCTCAACACACCACGACCGGCCACCCCGCGAACTGTGACGGGCTGGCCGGATTCCAGCAGGAAAGCGGTGTTTTCCCCGGAGGAGAACATCAGTCGGCGGGGCTGGTTGGTCTGGTGCTCCTGCCGGGCCTCTGTTCGGCCTGCTCGGGCGCCTGCTCGGGCGCCTGCTCGGCGGCACCAGCGGCAACCAGTGCCGCCGCTTGCTCGTCCGTCAGGCTAGGGATTTCCTGGCCTGGGGCGTACAGGGTGCCGTCGTGGTGAATGTTAGAGAGGGTGCGGATCATGGCAATCAGGCGATAATGTCTTGCAGGAAGTAGGCAACATCGCTGGCACAAATAATAGGCTTTTTGGTTTCAACTACTCGCTGATAGGTGCTGCCATCGCGGCCCTTGCGAGGCTCAAACTCAGTGTAAGCTGTTCTCGTGCCCTTTTCAGCTACAAAACCAAAGGTGATTTGCTGGCCAACAACAGAAACAACGTTGGGATTGACGTGGAGCATTGCCATGTGTTTTCCCCAGCAAGGAGCCAAGGAAGGGGTTTCGCCGAAACCGGCTGTATTTACACGAGAGTTACCGGCGATGACGCGATCAACCTCAAAAAGTTCCGCAAGCTGCTCATTCGTTGCCGGCTTTCCAGCCGCGTTGCTGGTTTCACTGTTCCCGCTTCCAGTGGTTGCGACCATGGCAGTGATTTGCGGATTCTTGCGCAGTGCAACAAGTCCGGGCCTGCTGAGAACGATCAGATTGGGGCGCATTAGAACGCTTTCAAGAGCGTTCATGATGGTGTCATAAGGCGTTGAGCTTGCGTGGGAAAACTGGCTTGTTCCGCTCAACGTGGCACGGTTGGCGGCCGGATAGGTGTTCAGATTGAAAACCTTATCAGCTACAGACTTTTCATGTCGCAGCAATAAAAGCTCTGTCAACATCAGAGCGTTTCCGTCGAGAGGGTTGTAGCCAATGAGTTGGCCTTGCTCGACGTCAATCTGTGGCGTATTGCAGCCCAGGCCGTGGTCTTCGACCATGCCGGTCTCGCGGGTGATGCCAAACTCAACAGTGTTTGCCTCACCAGAACGGCCCATGATGGTGTCTGGAATCGTGAAACGATTCGCCAAGGGGAACCTGTTCCAGGCAAATTCGTGCTGGCCAACCTGAACGCGCGGAAGAACCTCATCCGCGATCAGTTCCTTGTTGGTGTAGGCCAGGCTGATCCCAGTCCGCTGAGGATCAGGCCGATAGGAAGGGGTGGTGATACTCATGGTCGGGAATCAAGGAGGGAGAGTTAAAATCAGGCAGCGCCCTGAATGACGCAAGGCCCGATCTTGACGGAGATCACGCCATTGTTGACGCCACTTGAGTGGGCCTGGCCAATGCAGTTCACGTTTACGCCGGCAGCAGGGGCCGCCGGGACGGCTTTGCCGTTGGTGTCTGCAGTGACGAACTGACCACGGGTGACCGTGCCGCCGCAATCAACCAGCGCATAGCCGTCGTCGATGACGTCCACGCGGTAGTAATCCGTTCCGACGGGGGCCGGAATGTCGCCGGCATCATCGGAAACCCCGATGAGAAGATCAGTCGCGGCGGCGGCCTGGATGACCAGTTCATCGCCGCTGCCAAACTTCACAATTCGCCGCTTGGAGATGGCCGCTCCCGCATTGCGGGTGACCTTGAAACGGTGTTCGCGTCGATTGGCCATCAGGAGATTCCGAGAGAAGTTTTGGCCTGCGCGTTGGCAGCCAGGAGGGACAGGGAGGGATCAGCAGCCCGAAGCTCACGGATCCGGCGGGACAGGACCTTGGGGTCCACCTCGGAGGGGTCTTTTGCCTCCTCGCTCACGCTGGGCGCGGCAGCGAATGGCACGGGAGCGGGGGCCCCGGCCGCGTTGGCAGTGGCGGCAGCGCTGGCCTGCTCACGCATCGCGGCACAGATCGCCATAGCGGCCTGTTCAGGGGTGGTCTGGCCGTCGCCGGCGAGAGTCTCCACCAGGGCCTCAAAGCCCGGAACGCACTGTGCGCGAACGCTAGCGGCCCGTTCGCGCTCGGCAGCGGCACCAGCAGCGACACCCTCGGCGCGGGCAGAGGCCAGGGCGGCCTGGTGCTCGGAGGAGAGGCGTTCGCGCTCAGCGGCAGCCCCCTGGGCTCTCAGCAGGTCGGCGCCTTGCTGGTTTTCCGGGTCTGCCGCCCAGGCAGCTACGGCCTCAGGTAGAAGGGTTGACATACTGAGAGAGCGAGGTCATGGATACCACGGGCGTGGATGGTTTGATTATGCCATATCCCGACCTGTTTGACGTCCTTTTCTTGGCGCGATCCTTCACCTCTTCCACCAGCTCGTCAATGCTGGCAAAACCGTCCGCCAGGCCCGCATCAATGGCTTGCTGGCCAACGAAGACCCGACCATCGGCCATGTCCGCCAAAACCTGCTCGGTCGATCGCCCCCTCTGATTGGCCACATCTCCGACGAAAACCCTGTAGATCGCATCAACACGGTCCTGGAGGGCTTGCTGACCGGTTTCGGTGAGGGGACCGTGCTCGCTGCCGACGTTTTTCCACCGTCCCGCCACGATTTCCGTGGTTTTGATGCCAGCCGCCTCTTCGGCCCGGCTCATGTCGCGGTGAATCATGCGGACGCCAATAGATCCCGCCATGTCGGTGCCGCTGCTGAGGAAGAGCTGATCACCCGCCGAGCCGATCCAGTAGGCAGCGGAGGCGATGGTCCCCTCAGCAAGGGTCGCCACGGGTTTCATTCGCCGGGCAGCCATCACGGCAGAGGCTGCGGCCTGTGTTCCCGCCACGGAGCCGCCGGGAGAGTCCACCTGCAGGATGATTCCGGCCACGCCAGGGTCTGCCGCTGCTGCTCGAACGTCGCGGGCCAGCAAATCCGCAGAAGTGCCGCCGGAAATGTTGGTTGCCAGGTTGACACGGGGGGAGAGCGTCCCCATCACGGGAATGATTGCCACCCCATCGCGCACCTCGTAGCCCTGTGATGGGCCTGGCAGCGGGTTGCCGCCGGCCTTCAGAGCCTCCAGATCAGCCCGCTCACCTCGCGCCCAGGCCTCGGCGAGGTTGTAGACCATCTCGTGATGCTCGGGCAGGCACGCCCAGGGGGCGGAGAGTAGGCCGAGGATGTGGCTCATGGTTCCAGGTCGGGGGATGTGGGCTGATCTGTCGCGGGGGCCGGCGTGGGGTCGATCGGGGGCAGACCGTTTTCCCTGCGATTCTTGGCCTCTCGGATCTGTTGCTCCCGCCTGATCCTTGGATCCCCGCCGTCGTAGCTGACGACTTCCTCCGCCTCGCTGGTCAAGAAGCCGGCCCGGAGCCTCGCGGCCTGAGCCTCCTGCAGTGGGTTCAGGCTGGCGGGGGTGGAGCCGACCCATTGCGTCCTGCTCCAGGCGTAGCGGATGAACGGATCGGCCAGGAAGCCTGGCGCCGAGATGATCTGGTCAGCGACGCAATCGAAGAGCCACGTTTGATACGTCGGATCACAGACATGGGTCACATCGCTGGCCCTGTCAATCCATATCGCCTGCCAGAGTTGCTGCAATGATGCTCTGGCGGCAGTGTAAGAAGACACAAAAAGGCCGGTAATTACCTCTTTCGGCACATTTAGGCCCATGCCGAGCATCACATAGAAATGATCCATGAACGGCCCGAAGTTTGGGTTGGGCCGGCCTGGCGTCGGGCTTGTGATCGTCTCGCCAGGGAGCGTGTTGATAATTCTTCCTGATTGGAATGGCTCGCTCGAACTCCTCGCATTTAGAGCTGCTTCAAGATATTGGCTCCGCTGTTCCTCAGTGAAAATATCTCTAAAGCTATCCGTGCTCATCTGAGCAAACGTAGCCTGAGCAGCGTTGATCACTGCTGCCTCCAGCTCTGCCTCGCTGAACCGCTGCAAACACTTCAGGAGTCCAGTCAGCACTGAGAGCGCCGGCATCCCGCGCGTCTGCCCTGGCCGCCGGGTTTTCATCCTGTGGAGGAAGTTTCGCCGACCATTGGGGGCGTATTTCCTGACTTCACTCCACTTTCTTGTGGTCAAAGGCGTAGCGGTTCGATAAGGATGATGATTTGCGACAAAAATTGACACAACCTCGCCATCGGTAGCTCGTTTGATTCCCTCAAATACTTCGGCTGTATTTGCTGTATTGTTTTCATTGCAAACCCTGTCAGCTTCAATAACCTGCAGGGCTGTGCGAAATGGCCATCCTGCCCTCTCTTTCCTCGCCAAAATACAAAATACATCACCTGAAACAATTTGAGATCTGGCTATCAGTTCCTGCATCTCAAGGAAATTGAGCGTTCCCTCTACGCTGGCCCGTGGATCTGTTGCCCACATCTGGAAACGGCGCTCAGTATCGTCCTGCCACTGCTCAGCCTGCTCCTCATCCAGGTTCACCCAGTCGCGAAGGATCCGAGACTGGCACGTGAGGCCTGTCCCGACACGGTATTGCACCAGCTTGTCAACGCCTGACCGGGCTGTGGGGCTGTTGGCGTCAAGGTCGCGGCTGAAGGCCCTTTGGTCGGGTCGCTCCCATTGATCTACGGAATCCGCGTCCCACAGGCCTGGATTCCACAGCGCAAACTGTGGCCGTCCGGCCATCTGGCTCCCGCCAAGGGAGGCCTCAGGCTGAGACTGAGACTGCTGTTGTAGCCGCCGCTGGAATTGAAAGCCCATGAGTTACCAAGTCGGCATTGCGTGAACAACTCGACGGCCGCCGCCCTCCCTGCTCAGCGCCTCGGCGAGGTCGTCCTCGAGCTGCTTGATGGTGCGCTGAATCGCTCCAAGATCCGCCCGCTTTGTGCGCCTGCCATCCGGGCCAGAGGATGCCTCCGACTCCTGCCCGCCCTCCAAGATGCGCAATTCTGCCGCCCGATAGGCGTCGAGCCTGGCCTGAATGTCTGCGGAAGTTGCCATAGGCGGATTCTATCAGTTATGCGAATGAGAGCGAACTGATGGGCGAGGCCTTGAGATCGGGATTGATCGTCGCCAAGGCCGCAGCCTCCAACACCTCCCACATCCCGTCTCGATTGGTGGCGAACCGCCGGCGCTGGACGAGCTGCATCGCCGCGTAGGCGTACCTGGCGCAGTCGCCAGCCTCATCCCTGGCACCGCTCGGCGTAATCCATGTGTGATCGAACAGTCCGGCCTTCTGCGTGGCCTTGAATTGCCAGGGGAACAACTCGGCAACCACCTGATCCGAGACGCTGGCCCCCAGGTGGACATAGCCCGGCCCTGGATCGGGGATCGCCAACCGGTTTTGCCAGAGATCGACCGACACCTTGTAGCCGACGCCATAGGTCAGCAGATCGGCAGGGCGCTGTTGCCTGCGGTCGTGCCGGTCGAAATTCACGCCCCGGCCAGGGCCCAGCAGCTGGGCAGATGGACCATGGCTGCCCTTCACCGGCATCCACCGATCGGCTCTGGTGGCGCACCAACGGCGCACCTCCTCGGTGGAGTTGCCGCCCTCGTCAATCGCGCCCATGGCCACTCCCAGCTCAGCGCCGTCCTCCCGCCGCCAGGTTGCGCCCGCCACGATGTCCAGCTGGTCCAGCGTTTCGAGCGTGCGGGGGTCCCCCAGAATGTGAAGGAACTGGAGATGCCACCGCTCCTCCCCCTCGCCCCAGCCCCAGACGTGGACATGGAGGCCATCGCTGGAGCTGCCGCCGCCGCCCTGCACATCAACCCCCACGGTGATCAGCACCACGCCACGGGGGCAGAATCCCTCCGCGTAGCCGTTGCCAGCGGTGGTGTCGAGCCGTCGGGCCAGCAGGCTGTCCATGTTGAATCTGACGGTGGTGTCTTCTTTGAATGGCTCTGCAGCGCGTTTCTGAACCCAGTTCATTAGCAGCTCACGGTCATCTTTCGCCAGGAGGAATTCATGGCGGATCTTGTCCCATGTGATCCATCCAAACGGCGCATACCAGGCCGGAAGGTGGAAGCCAGCCGTCTCCCCGTCGCCCTCGCTGGTGGGGACCCATTTGGCATCGGCCAGGAAGCGGTCTTTCATGGCCTCTGACATTCGCTCCTGACACGATGGACACTGCCAGAACACCTCAGAACGCGGAGAATCCCACTTGAAATCCTTCCAGTACATCACATGCGGCGCACCGCAAGAAAGGCAATTTACGAATCTGAGTCTTTTATCGCTTTTGGTATTAAATTCCTTAGTGATTCTACACCTTCCTTCAACACCTGGCGTGCTTGTAAGCAATAGCTTCTTTCTTGCGCCAAAATTACTCTGCCTGGCTTCAATGTTGGCGACGGGATCACCCTGTCCATCTACCTCCATTTGTAGGGAGGAAACTTCATCAATCCAGACGTAGCAGGCCGGCATCCCTTGCATTGCGCTGCCACTGCCACCGCCGATGATTCTCACCAGCATGTCACCTGAGAACAGTTGCAACAGCAGGGAGTTGCCGGAATCGCGGGGACTGGAGCTTTCCTTTTTTTCTCGTATGCACGGAGTATCCTCGAAAAGAGGCTTAAATCTCTGAAGAGCTTGCACCTTTGCGAAGGGTTCAGAAGGGAAAACTATAAGGAACGGCGCAGGATAGAGACTGATGGATGTTCCGAGCCAGTTCAGGCCGCACTCAGTCTTTGCGAGGCTTTGGGCTCCGAACATTAAGATTACCCGCCTGATCCTTTTTTCATGCGGCGAGAGCAGATCCATGCACTCCCTGAGATGCGGCACCCGGTCCGTGCGCCATGGGCCAGGCTCTGGCGTGCTTCTGCGCGTCAGGATTCGATTTTCGTCTGCCCACTCAGAGACGGTCAGGCGCCTAGGGGGCCTCAGGGCCTGGAGGAACGCTGATCTATAAGCGGTCGCCGAGTCCTTCATTAGTTGAAGTTCCTGAGCGCCGTTTCAATCTCAAACAGCAATATCTCTCTGACTTCGTGAACATCATTCAGGTTGACCAATCGCGGCGGCAATCTATCCGCGATGAGCATCATAGAATCCCTGACTTGCGTGGCGATCTTCACCGCCTCGCGTTCCATATCTGAAATCAGGCCAACCTCCTCCCTCTCCTTCATCAGAGCCAGTTTCTCCCTCTCGGCCCGGACAACGGCACGCACGCGCTCGGCCTCGGCCTTTGTGACCGACGAGGCAGGGGTGGATGGCCTCGCCCTCGCCCTTGGCGGGAACGGTGGCAGGCCCGGCTCGGTGGGGCCAGGAGGCTCCGGAGGTTCGGTCGGCCCATCCAGCGCGGGGACCGTGGGTCTACCGCCTTTCCCGGCCAGATATTTCTGATGGCTGGAGGTCGCCCCGGCCCACTGCTCGTCCGCCAGTTCCGGGTCGATTTGATACTGGCCGTCCTGCCAGATCACGGCAGGTTCCGTCAGCCTGCCGTCTCGAATGGCCTTGCTGACCGCAGGCTGGGTCTGGCCCTGTAGGCCGATGCTGCGGCGGTGGGCGGCGTAGGCCGTGGCGGAGA